TGTCAATGATAGAGTGGATATTCTTTTCTACTCGTTTTGGGTCGCCTTTTACACCTAATAAACAATATTCAGGGTTACTTCTTGTCCACCAACCCATTCCCCAAAACCAACTATCGGCTTTCTTGTTTCGCTTTACCCAAGTAAACGCTATTGTCTTATACTCAAATCCCCAAGCCTTCATTGTAAATAATGCTTCGGGTATTAAAGGAGCAGTTGCCCATAAAAGCAATACGCAATCTTTATCAGCAATATCTTTTACAGGTAAATCGTAAATATCCACCATTCTCATTGCTACATAGGGTCTGCTATTAGGTCTGCCACTTGGCACTTGTGAAGTAGTTTGAATTGACCAAGCAGGGTCAGCGTAAATAATATTATACTTCTTTGATGAACCCACAACGGCAGGTAACATCGGTTTGGCAAAATTGCCGTTTTGTGCTTCGTTTGACATTTTATCTTTAATTTAAACATTTGTAATTCTAATGAAGTTTTGTGTTCGGCAACTTCGCCAAGCCCGAAATCGTTATAAGTAACCCTACGTGCCGCTATCGCTTACTTATAACAGCAAATAGGCTCAAGTTTTTAAAAACCGCTGACCTTCAATCTTCGCTCTTAAAGCTGCTATTGCAAAATCTATTTTTTGATTTGCTGCCACTTTACAATCGTGTATTACTAATTTTTTTGCTTCTTCAAGCTCTTGAATAGCATCTTTTAAAATATCGTGTTCAATGTTCGTTACTGCCATAATATAATTTTTAGTATGTTTTTAAAAACTTGAGCCTATTTGCAAAACGTTAGGTGCAATGCCTTTTGAGTTCCAAACAAGCATCCACAAATTTTGATTTAAAACCTTCCCAGTCAATTTCAGTAGTTGAATATGCTTCACGCTTGGTATATTCAACTACAGTAAATAATCCATATCCAGTTGCTTCTAATTTTTCGGGGTGATTTTTCTCATAAGTTGGTATCTGCACTTGTATTGCCTTTCGTTCCTTACCTAATTCTGTTCTCCAAAAAATTGCCAAGCGATATGGATTTACAGTTGAACACCAAGCGTCCAACCCGTAAGGTTTTAAATCGAAATTACTGCACATAAAAAGCTCCCGTATAGGCACTGCACCTAACATGGTATTGGCAAAATTGCCGTTCTGTTTTTCAATTAAAGTTCTGTTCATAATTTCATGTTTTGTTTTTCAATTTAGCTTTCGGTTCGGCAACTTCGCCAATACCCAGCCGTTATGTTCCGTGTTTACGACACTCCTTAGAAATTAACATCCAATGTTCTTTAGCAAGCTCTGCATCACCTTCTTTTATCCAAGTTTCAAGTTGGCGTAACATCGCTTGAATTTTAGCCACTTCTTTTGGTGTTGGCGGTGTTTCAAAAAACACCTCCATAAATTGACTTTCTTCTTTCGGCTTTTTATTAAACATGCGTATTATTTTTAATAATAAGCAAAAATAAATAATTATAACTAATATACAAAATATATATAAAAAAATATTTAAACTTTTTGTTTGGTTTATTTTTGGACAAAATTCAATTGAATGTCAGCAGTAAATTCAGGAGCAGTCGCATCCGTTTTGGGTTACCTTTTAAAAGCAGGTAAATTTGGAGTAACAACGTCTAATCTTCCTCAAAGGCTTTCAGTTCTTTGTGAAGCTAATGCAGCGAATAATGTTGCTGGTTTAGATACCACCGAATGGGAGGCAACAAGCCTTAAAGCGGTTGGTGATAGATACGGTTACGGTTCTCCAGCTTATTTAATTGCTAGACTAGCCCTACCAGTACTAAACGGAATACCTTTAGTGTTTTATCCACAAGAAGAATCCGCTGGAGCTACTGCAAAAATTATTGAAATTACACCTACTGGAACAGCTACCGAAACAACTACTCACTACGTGAAGTTAGCAGGTCGCTTAGGCTTGGATGGTGATTTTTACGCATTTTCAGTAGTTAAAGGCGACACTTCCGCACAAATAAATCAAAAAATTGAAGACGCTATTTCGGCTGTGCTTGGTGCGCCATGTGATGTTACAAGCGATGACTACACAACTACTTTAACAAGTAAATGGAAAGGTTCAACAGCAAACAAAATCAAATGTTCTATTTTTACAGATGGAGTAGATGCTGGTATAACTTATTCAGTTGATGAAAATGTACAAGCAGGTAGCGGAGTTCCTTCAATTGCAGACGCTTTAGTTTTAATGACTCCTAAATGGAACACCATTACTATTAATTCTTATGGCACAAATTCAGCAATTGCAGACGCTTTAGAAAATTGGAACGGTAAACCAGGGGACACTCCAACAGGAAGATACGCCCCTACCATTATGAAGCCGACTATTGCTTTTAGCGGTTTTGAAACTGAAACAGAAACAACATTTACAGACGCTCGAAAAAATCAAGTTACTATAAGTATGGCTCCTATGCCAGAGGGTGAAAATTTACCTTTTGAAATGGCAGCAGTATTAGCAGTCACATTCGCTCAAACAGTTGATTCAAATCCTGCTTTAGATGTTTTAGATAAGTATGCTACCGATATAGTAGCTCCTTTAAGCGTTGGAAGTATGTCAGAATGGAGCGAGCGTGATAGAGTAGTTAAATTAGGTCAATCAACAGTTGATTTAGTTGGCGGTCAATATCAGTTTAAAGACATTGTTACAACTTACCACCCAGTTGGAGAATTAGTGCCAGCATGGAGATGGGTTCGTGACTTATTCGTTGACTTTAATTTAAAATATCGTTACAGAATTTTAGAAGAAACCTATCTAATTGGCAAGGTAATAGTTGCGGATGGAGAAACGGTAACTAATTCAGCAGCTATTTCACCTGGAGACTGGAAAGGTATTATTTTAGAACAATTAATTACACCAGCTATTAGCGACGGTTTAATTACAGATAAAGACTTTTCAAAGAACTCATTAGTTGTTCAAATTGATTCTACAAATCCAAACAGGTTTAATACTTGGTTTGATTACAAGAAAACAGGAATTGTTCGTATTTCTTCAACAGAAGTTCGTTCAGGTTATCAAACATTTAAAGCATAATAAAACATGAGCTACACAGGTGGTGACGTATTAACAACAACTTGCTCGCATCCAGTACTAGGATTAGTTACTGTAAAAGTAAAAGCGGCAGAAGACAACAGTTTTGACATTGGTGGTGTTAGGGGTGTTGATGATAAAAACTTAATCGCTTCAGATGGGACAAATGTTAGAACATTAAACATGGCTCGTTGGGAAGTTAAATTAACCGTAATGTGGGATATGATGATTGCCACAGAAAAGGAAAAATTAATTGAGTTGGCAGCAAGTCCTTTAGAGGGAACTTGGAAGATACCACACATTAACGGTTCTATTTACATGGGTCAAGGTGCGCCAGTTGGTGACATCACGGCAAATGTAAATAACGTTACTATTCCGTTAACGCTTCAAGGTGGTGGCGGTGGTGCTGGTAAACCAGGATTAATAAAAATCGCATAAAAAAATATAAACATGGCTGAGTTAATAAAATTTGAGGTTGCTAAAAAAGAAGTAACCGATTGGTTGAGTAATTGCGGAATATCAGAAAAACAGTTAAAAACACTAGAAAATTTTGTAGATAAACTGTCTGAATTTGTAAGTAAAGGTTATTTAGTGATAAACGCAGACCTTTCAATAACACAACACTTAATTAATCCTTTAGGAGATGGGAATACAAAAACCATAACATACAAGCCAGATTATGAAGTTGGGACACTACAAACAAATCAAAGTTTAAATAAAGACGGTTCAAATATTGGTGAAGCAATCGCCATGTTGTGTACGTTAAGCGAAATGCCAATTACGGTTTTTCAAAGAATGAAACGGAGGGATTTTACAGTAGCGGACAAAGTAGCCATTTTTTTTTACTAATGATTTAAAAGAGAAATTACAAAAACACAGTCTTGATTTTATAATTAAAAAACTTGTTTTTGAGATGAAGTGGCTACCTAGAGAAGTGGGTAGCCTTTTTTTTAGGGCTAAAGGGATGTATGGAATATTTTATTGGTTTGATTTAGTTAATAGTAACAAAAGTTAATGGCTACTCACTATACAGTACCTACATATTTCACAGCGGAGGGCGGTCAATATGCTGAAACCTTAAACAGGTTAAAGCAAAAAAACCGTGAGTTTGCTATGGGTACTAAAGCCATAGGAAGACAAGTTGCATCTTATTTAACCGTTGGTTCAGCTTTTACAGCAGGTGGATTGTTAGCAAGAGAAAGTTTTAATGAGGCTAAAAACTATGAAGAAGCAGTAGATTCATTTCATACAATTGTTAGTGAATTAAACGACGTTCAATTTAAACCTTTTCAAGATAAGATAGACCAAGTAGCAAAAGACACACGTAGAAGCGGTACAGAAGTTGCTCAGTCATTTGAAAAAATAGCAGGTATTAACGCTAAGTTTGCTGAAACAGCAAACGGGTTAGGGATGGTTTCAAAAGCAGCTATTACTTTAGGAAAAGCCGCAAAAATGGACTTAGGGGCTTCGGCAGAAAGCTTAGTTGGTATAATGAACCAATTTAGTTTTGCGGCAGACCAAGCCGACAGAACCATTAACGCATTAGCAGCAGGTCAGGCGGTTGGAGCGGCTTCAATTTCGGAAACAGCAGAAGCGTTTACAATTTTCGGAGCAGAAGCAGCCAGAACAAATACAAGCATTGAGAAGTCAATAGGTTTAGTTCAAACATTAGCAAAATTTAATCTTAGAGGCTCGGAAGCTGGAACAAAAATTAGAGGTGTTATAAACCGATTACAGAGAGCTGGTTTAGGCTACGCAAGTGGTCAATTCGTTATAAACGACGCTTTAAAGCAAACTAACACTATTTTACAAAAACTAAAAACCAATAAAGAAAAAGACTTATTCTTAAACGGATTATTAGGTATTGAAAACGGAACAGCAGGTAGGTTATTGTTACAGAACGTTGGATTATATGAAGAATTTACAAGAGCGGTTACGGGTACAAATGAGGCGTATAAGGCAGCAGCTATTAATACTTCAAATTTAGCAACATCGGTTAGGGAGTTAGGGGCTTCGTGGAGCAGGGTTATTACAGGAAGTAAAACGGGCAAAGAATTAACTAACCAACTTTCAGGAGCTATTAAATGGCTTGCCGAAAACATGGAAGATGTTGTTTATTGGGCTGCCGAACTAGCAAAAGGATATTTATTTTGGAAAGCAACAACGGCTAGTGTTTATTTGTTAAACGGGGCTATTGGCGTTTATAATGCTTTATTTACAAGGTCAGTAGTTTTAACTTATGCTAACTCTACCGCTCAGGCAGCATATATAACCACATCTAAAATAGGGGCAACAGTATTAGGGGTGCTGAACGGGGAGCTATCAGTAATGAATGCTTTAATGGCTGTAAACCCAGCCGCTTTAGTTGTTGGAAGTATCGCAGCTTTAACCGCAGGTATTTATCTTTTAGATAAAGCGCAAAGGAAATACAATGAAACTCAAAAAGCAGCTTACGTAGCTAATATTAATAAGGAAAGAATCTTAAATTTAAAAGAAGAAGAAGTAAGGTTAAGCGAGTTGATTAAAAAATATATGTCTTTAGGACACACGATTGAGCAATCAAGGTTTTTGGCTGTAAAGGGAAATATTGAAATGTTGAGGCGTGAGGTTTTTATAGGAGAACAAAGTTTAACCGATAAAAAAACCAATCTTAAACAAAAGAAAGCAAAAGTTAGCACTTACGGAATGGCTTATTTCGGAGGTGGTTCAGAAATAAAAAAGTTAGAAGGTCAAATAGCAAAAGAAACCGCTAATTTAAGGCCTACATACGAAAAATTAAGCTACGAAATGCTTTATGCAAAAGACCTTTATAAAAGAGGAGGAATAAACAAAGACGACATGATGTCTATGTTCCCTTCAAAATCTACATCTAGTAATAAACCTAACACTTCTTTACCTTGGGGCGAACAACAGGCGAGTGTAAACGATAAGGTGATGAAAGAATCAATGCTTAGAGAATATTATTTAAAAGGCGATAAGCCAACTGATTCTAATATAAAAATAACAATAGTTAATTCAAGTACTGGAGAGGCTATTGTTGAGGATAATTCATCTTTACTATTTAAGGTTAAACCTTCATCAACGGAAACCACTAAGTTAAATGGCAGATAGTATTAGATATTTTGATTTAGCCGTAGGTGAAAGAGCTGGTAACGGAGGAGATATTGAGTTTTTAAAAACCGACCTAGCTGTTATTTTCGGGATGGAAAACCAAACCTACTTAGCCTTGTTTGGTGGAAACGTAGAAGAAAACACGCCAACAATAACTACTACGGTTGAAAGAAGTGATTATTGGGCAAACAGTTTATTATTTAGACGATATTTCTGATTTAGTAGTTTTGGAAAATATCACATAACGCCCCAGCAGCTTTGCGTTCGTGCTGCATTTTGAAAACGAATGCTTCACCTAACCATAAAATTCGATATGAAAACGAGTGTAAATAATACCACCAAACCAAAGCATGACGCAAAACTGCCTGTTAGCAAATCGGTTTGCGACCATAAGAATGGAAGCAGAATTGTATTTGGAGACAGATATTGTGCGAAGTGTGGTGCTTGGTTTGGCAAAATGTAGCAAACTGTTTGCTAACGGTTCTCGGCTTTGCTTTGTTGCGGAAAAGTAAGCCAAAAGTTTAGATTTAAAAACAAAATTAACAAATACAAACCTAACATCGAGTTAAGCCTAAACCGCA